CTCTGCAAACCCTGCTGAAAACCGTCCAGATCATCATTGACGACCATCACCACGGTGAGACCTACCTTGTTGCCGTAGCGGTCGATCTGAATCCAGCCTGGCGTTTCTTCGTCGAACTCCAACTGGTTAGGATCTTCGTCGTCTTGAAGTAAATCAAGTTCGTCGAACTTACCGACGGCGATGATTTGCTTGGGCTTAAAATCACTGATGTCGGGCAGGCGGCCAGACCACAACGGATAAGTGACCTCTGCGGTCTCGATCGCACTGTCTAGGATTTTGCCCGCCAAGTTGGAGAGCAAATTTGGGAAGTCGCCAGGGCGGTTGCTGCTGATCGACGCGCTAGGCACGCCGTAGTCGCCGCCCATTTTGAGGAAGTCCCAGGCAACACGTTCGTCGTCGCCAAAATCCGTCACCCGCTGGCCCGCTGCCTTGAGACTTTCTTTGGCGATGTACAGCAACGGTGCGTTGGCGAGTGATGCCGTTTGCGGGTCAAGTGGCTTAGCATCTGCGCTACGTGCCCCGCAGCGTTCCGCGAGTGCTTCGACGGCGGCGGAGGTAAATTTATCAACTTCGTTTGCGCCCACGCTGACCCGCTGAAGACCAGCGTTTTCCTTCTGCATTTTTGCTGTCCACTCACTCAGGATGGCGGGCAACTCTTTTGCGCTAGCCTGGGCAGCAGAGATTTCTACCGCCGAGACGCCGAGCAATTCGCCCCGTGCGGCGATGTCTGTCATTCGCTGCCGGGCAGTGGCAACGGCTTCTGCTCTGGCCTCGTCTAGCTCCCGTTGGTGAGCCACTGAGACGTTGTCGGCGAGGACCGGCTCTGTCGCTGCGGCGCGGGTGAGTCCGGTGAGAATAGCTTGCTCATCTGCCGGGACCGCTTGGCTACGGGCGGAGAAGTAGGCTTTGAGGACGGATGTACAGGCGGCATCTTCCGCCGCCACATCATCAATCAGGTCGAGCGCGTAGAGCGCGGCTTTGATGCGTTTGTTCACTGGTGGCGATTCCTTTGGAGGTCGTTCGGTGGGGGTGGTTTTTGCCGTCACAATAGTGACGGCGGAAGTGACTGACATATTCGCTTGCGCGCCACCGGAGCCAGTCTGCCCGGTGGAAAGTTCCGTGAGAATTTGTTCGGCGGTCGCAATGCGGTCGATCATGCCTAGCGCTTTGGCTTGTCGCGCCGAAAAGACTTTGCCTTGGCCGTAGTCACTCAGTACCGTTTGTTCGCTGACGCCACGATTCTTTGCCACGCCGCTAACAAATAGCGTGTAGTGTTCGTTGATCTGCTCCTGCAATACGGCGCGGCTTTGCGCGGTGAGCGGCTCATACTGGTTGCCAGTGGCTTTGTGATCGCCCGCTTTGATTACGCTGTATTTGACGCCCATACTTTCGTCTGCTTTGCTGGTCTCTGCATGGATCAAGTAGGTGCCAACCGAGCCAACCATTTCCCCTTCCGTGACCGCCACCACTTCCGAGGCGGCGGAGGCGATCCAGTACGCGGCACTGGCAGCGGTGCCCTGAATCCAGGCGGTGATGGGCTTTTGGCTGCGGGCGGCGTAGATCAGTTCCGCGAGCTCCTGCGTACCGGCGGCAGTACCGCCAGGCGAGTCAATACGGAGCATGATCGCTTTGACTTTGATGTCGCTCACCGCTTGGCGTATCTGACTACCCAGGATTTGCATACTGGTTCCGCCGGAGTAGCGCATCATCAGATTCATTTTGGGCGCAAGCACGCCGCTGACATTAAGGATCCGGACGCCGTTTATGGTCTCCGGTTTGGCGGGGAGATTGCCACCGTCAAAACCAAGTGATGAAACTACCTCATCTTGAGAGAGCTTCACGCCGGACGCGCGGAGTTCGAGCAGATCGGAGATTTGCTCTAGCTTCTCTGGCAAGATGGCCCAGAGTTGGCTGGTGACCGTCCGGATTAGTCTTTGGCTGCGACTACGCTGCGGCATTATTTTCCTTGCTCCTGATCTTGTTCCTGACTTTCGGCGGCGGAGTCTGATTCGGTGTCGGCTGCGGAACTGCCAGACTCAGACGTGCTGGACGTGACTTGCCCACCTTGACCTTTTGAATAGTCCAATAGCACGCCCATTTTTTTGGCGATCCGATTCTCCAATGCCTTTTGGCGGAGGATACGTAGCCAATGCAGATTGCGTTTGCCACACTCAATCTTGAGCGTGGAAAGAGAACCCCGCAGACGTTCCAGGGCTGATCCCGTTTCCTTTTCTGGGTCCAGGTAATCGCGACCACCCGCGATCAAATCGAAGCGCTGGAACTTGCGTTCTTCGCGGCGAAATTGCTCCGGCGTTGTCTTGGCAAACAGGCCCATCGCAGCTGCTTGCGCGTTGACTTTCCGGCGGACAGGCAAGACCAGACGATTGCCCAGCCAGTTTTGCACGGGCCGAAAGTGGCCGTCGTCATCTAATTGCGCGGCGCGAAGGGCAGTGTAGCTATTTTTTTCGTAGCGGCCGGTGAGACGGGAGTGACTGAGTCCCGCGCCAACTGCCATGTCGTGATCGACCAGGTCAACCAGCGTGGCGTCGTGATTGTTGGGTGACTTGCTCTCGAACATTTCCAGCGAGTCATCGCGGCCAAGGGAGGCGGTAGTTGCGTTGCCGAGCTTGACGAGTGGATTGCCGTAGCCATCGTTATCGTCGCCGCCGTCCTCAAAGCCAAGGTTGTTTCCGCCGGGGTTGCCTGACTTTTGGACGAGCGTCATCAGAGCGCCGATAGCGCTTTTCGTCAGCACACTACCTAGCCACCAATCACGGTCTCGACCCCGCTGCATGATGGCTGCAAACCAACTGATTCCGGTGTACTCCGTGGGTCTGCCAGGCAGGAATAGATGCGTGACCCGGTTGGCGAGAACGCGGCGGCTCATGGTAGACGAGAAGCCGAAAGGCTGATTGGAGTCGTAAGGATGCGCGTCGAACAGCCAGTAGGCAACGGCGCGGTTCTGCTTGTCGAGTTCGATCCCGTTGACAATGCGGTTTTCGGTTTGGGTGGCCGCACGATCTAAGCCTGTGTCGAGCTGTTCCTTTTCCAGCAGCTGGTAGCAAACTGGGATGGGCTGATCGGAGCGACTGCACTCTAGCAGCATGACCGCGCCCACAGAAATGATCTCCCGCAAAGCCAAACGCTGCATGTCCCACCAAGATAGTTTGCCTTCGGCGTCGGCTTGATTTGTGGCCCACTCCTCAAAGATGTCGTCGCTCTCCATCATGTAGGCCAGCTCGTCGTCGACGCTGTCGGTGAGCTCTATGTCCGCAGTAATCGGGTTGGAAAACGCTTGGATACCAGCCGCGACAATGTGATCTGTAAGGGCTTCTAAGGCTCGCTTAAAGAGAGGCTCATTGCGGATTTGATCGCGCATGCGGGCGGTGAGCAGTGACCAGCTTTCACTGATGGCTGCCGCACCACTGCGGTGGGGCGGCTGCCAGTCCACAGTCATGCGATTGGTTTGCCCGCCGCGATACGCTTCGTTCGTGTTGGCCTGAATCTGGTCCCGCGTTTTTGCTTCGCGGGCCAGTTGACCAAGGAATTCACGGGCGGAATCTTTAGTTGGCTCGCTCATAGCATCCTGTTGGGCTGGATGAGCCGGAGCGAGCCTGCGGCGGAAGCAATGCGGGCTTCGTATTTTTCGATCAACTTTTCAAGCCGGTCGATCTCTAAGTTGCGGGTACGGTGGCCACCTTCACCCCACTCAGCCACACCGGACTCCAGCGCGTTGATGAGCGCGGTGCGGGCAGCGTCTAGCAATTGTTGATCGGTGACAGCCATGTGGCCGAATCTAGCCGACCACCGCAACCGAATGCCAAAGAAGTTTTACAATCGTTGTAAACAACAAAGAAAAACTAACTCACTTGATGCTTAGGGTCTTGTGATTCCGCCGCTGATTTTGCCCTGCTGTTGGCGGATACTGTTAGATTTCGACCCGTCAGGCAGGGAAGCATTGTTTGCCTGGCTGTTATTGATTTCGCGGAGCGAATGGCTTAAACCGAGATCTATGAGAGAGCTTGTGACACGGAGGGAATACCAGTGCATGACGTTGGCAAAGAAGAGTTGTGCGTACATATACGTTGGATGATCCGACGAGACATGCCGGAAGTTCTCTCGATTGAGAATTCCAGTTTTAAATTCGATTGGTCGGAAGATGATTTCGTTCGCTGCTTGCGGCAACGCAATTGCAATGGCATGGTTGCAGAGCACGATGAGCGCGTAGTGGGGTTCATGATCTATGAACTGCACCGCAGCGTGCTACATATTCTTAACTTTGCGGTCCATAAAGATTTCCGCCGATTTGGGGTGGGAAGTCAGATGGTTCGCAAGCTGGCAAACAAACTTTCCAGCCAACGCCGCAACAAGATTTTATTGGAAGTCCGCGAGACAAACCTACCCGCCCAGATGTTCTTTAAGGGCAGCGGTTTTGTGGCCACCAGCGTGCTGCGTGATTATTACGAAGACACCACAGAAGATGCTTATCTGATGGAGTTCATCCACGCCGCTGTTCAACCAGAAACGTATACTCCGCAAAACCGCATCCGCCGCTTTGCAGGCTGAGATAGAAGTAGACGTATAAAACGAAAGGGCGAGTTAGGCAAAGTGCTGACTCGCCTTTTTTTGTGCATGCTTGATGCTTAGGGTCTTGTGATTCCGCCGCTGATTTTGCCCTGCTGTTGGCGGATACGCCGAGCGGAATCTGGGCGGGGCAATTTGACGCTAAACCCGCAGTCTTCGGTGGGGCAGTAGTAGTAGGTGAAGATACTCTTGGTGCTGCCTGCGGTGCAGAGGACTTGATTCTCTGTGGTACTGCACTGCGGACAGGCGGGCCGCAGTTGGTCGCCTTGGCGTTGCCGCTTTTCTGGTGATTTCTCTGGTGTTTTCTCTGGTGATTTCTCTGGTGCTCTCTCTAGCAGCGGCGTATCGTCCATGCTGAGTGAGCTTTGGGCGGCAGAAATCTTGCGAAGATACGCTGCTGGGTCGCCGCTTTTCTCGGCGTCGGCGAGGAGTGTTTCGTCGCCAGATAAGCCAAGGTTTTTGGCGAGTTCTTTAAGATTCATTTCCTGGTTTGCTTCTTGTTTGTTTTTAGCCATTGGTAAAATCCTTAGCGTTGGGAAGGGTGAATCTGGTAATCGCGTGCGGCAACGCCAGCGGACGTTTCTGCTTCTCTTGATTTGGTGATTATGGGCCGGTGCCAGAGCGTGGCATCCCAGCCCGGCTTCTGCCATTCGCCGTTAAGGTTTACTTCCGGCAGGCCATCGACAATCATTTCCGCCATGCAGCGGGCGTAGACCTCGCAGTCCCAATAGTCATTACCGAGGGAGGCGGATCGCGGTCCCCAGGTGACTTTGGTTTTGCCCGTCTTGGGGTCGCGCTCAATCCGCTTGGCAAAGTTGGTCACCTGTCTGAGATAGTCGCGGCCTAACTGGGTCCAGTCGGCAGTGCCATGCCACGCGCGGGGTTGCCCGGCGCGGAGCATTTGGCGGGAAAGTAGCTCCTCGTAAAAATGGTAGACGTAGATGCCCCAAAGAATCAGACCACCTTCATACTCTTCTTTGGTGCGGGTGTTTTCTGCGATGAGGGTGGCGCGGTACTTTTGGATGGGCTCAACTTTGTGGTCGCCGCGTACGGCGCGGACGCGGTCTGTGTTGGTGCTGCGGACCCACTCATGGACATCCATGGTGCGGTGATTTGCGTCACAGCCAAGCAGTCTGGCTTTGAGTAGATGACGGCCCAGCGGATTGTGCTCAGCCCCAAAGACGCGGTACTCTTGCGTGAGGATGGCGTCGGTCAGTTGTGTGAGGTCTGTCTTGATGACTTCGTTGTCTGCTTCCTGCTCTTTGTAGCGGGGCAGGTAGCCCCAGTCCACAAGCCAACTGGTGCCCTTGTCTCCCCAGGCGCGGACCACGTAATACACGCCGTGATCTTGCACGTCTGCGCCGGCGGTCACAAACCACGCTTCGTGCCACACGCTCTTGCGGGGCTGAACCCAACGGAGATTGTCGCCAAGCTGTTTCCAGTCTGGCTGTTTAGTCCGAAGTGTGTGCTCAAGTCCTAACCAGTTTTGGAAAAAGTCGGCAAGTTTTCCTTCGGCTCTTGCCTCCAGATATGCGGCCGCTATATCACCAAAAGAAAGGGTCTCGCTATGCACGCTCCACAGTTGCACGCCCACGTTGCGGTGATTGGGAGCCTGCCCAACTACGGCTCCTTGCTTGTCAATTTGTTGCCCCCTCGCAACCCAGACACCGCCACAGACCATCTGTGTTTTTAGGTCGTTTGAAATTTGGCAACCATTGATGCAAAGGTAGTAAGCGGCGGCGCGGCCTTCCTCTGGATTGAGGTAGTTTCCGGCGGCGTCTTGGTAGCCTGCAAAACCACCCTTGCCTGACAAGGAGCCGCCCTTGTGGGTGAAAAACCGTAGCTCTTGATAGGTGCCACAGTGCGGGCAGGGACAATGCCAGCGGCGCTGATCGCTGGCGCGTTCTAGCTCCGCGATCTGGCTAGGCTCGCCGGTGGGTGAGGACTCTCGCACGATCAGGCTGCGGAAGAAAGCCTTCACGCGTTGGTCTGCGCTCTTGACCGGGTCGCCTGCTTTTTTGTCGCCGCGATACACGTCTACTTCTGAGAGCAGCACAAACTTGCACGGTCGGCCCCGCATTCGCTGGCGAGCGCCGGACCACGCGAGATAGACCCGCATGGTGCCAAGCTCAATATGGCGTGTATTCCAGAGGCGGCGGTGTGGCACCAGGGTCCGCAGCTGCGGGCTCTTCAGCGCGTTGGCGTAGACGCGGTCGCGGAATTCAATGGCGGCATCACGGTCTGGGAGCACTACCAGTGTGGGCGCTGGGGCATTCTCAGCCAGATACAGGATGATGGCAATAATCAGCAGTGTCTTACCTAGCTGCGGAGCGCACTGCATGGTGAGGGTGCGGACCAAAGGATCGTTGACACAGTCCAGGACGGCGCGCCAATAAGGACGGCGGGAAAGATCGTAGCGACCGGCGCTGGCTTCCACGTCTGGGTTGAGCCTCATTTGCGTTTCGGCCCAGCGGCTAGGCTCAACGACTTCACGCGGCTGCCAAGCGATAGAGAGAGCGGTTTTCAGGGTGGTGAGATTACTCGTATCAGTCGTCATTTTCGGCCACCTCCATATCTTCGTCGCCGGTTACGAGCTCGGCGAGCGTGGCGTAAGCATCGTCCAGCACTACTCGGGCGGCGGTGCGAAGTCGGGATCGGGTAGCGGCGCTGAGCTCCGCAGGCAGGGCAGACTCGATGCGATCTGGCAGCGCGTCGAGTACGGCGCGGGTGGTGGCAATGGTCCGGGTCAGGAAGCGTTCGACCTCCGCAATCTCGATCAGTTTGCCTTGCTGCCGAGCGAATTCCAACTCCGCCATGTTGGCGCGGATGCGGGTCAGACGGTCGCGGGCAGACTCTCCACCGGCGGTGGCTGTGGTGCCTTTCTTGGCGTCCCACCACGCTGCGATTTCTTCGACCGGGAAATAGCCGTCGCGTCGGCCCGGTTTTCCGGCGACGCCCGGGAAGGAAGGATCGGTGAGCCAATCGGCGATTGTGCGGGTACTGACACCCAAATAATTGGAGAGTTCCGCGCGAGTGCGGAGGATAGTTTGAGTGGCCGCTGTATCGTCTGTGGGCGAGAATTTCTTGTTGTCGATCAGCCAATTGCGGACGGCGTGCGGGTCCAGTTTTTCCCCGCCTGACTCCGTCGGCATTCCCGAACTGATCCATGCCCGAACGGTCTCTGCGGAGACATCCAAGCGGTCGGCAAGTTGTGCGGGCGTGAGGTGCATCCATCGGGTTTACCGTGGCGGGCAAAGAGTTGCCAGCTACGCGGCGTCGTCTCCTTGGTAGAGCGTGAGTCCAGCCAGCGGATCGTTTTTGCCTGCGGCGGCAACCTGCGAGTCTTCGCCTTGGCTATCAGGATCAAGACGGTAATCGCGGCGGAGCTGGTCCGAAGCCAGACGGAGCTTTTCGACAAAAGCTTTAGGCAGAGGTTTGCCACTTTGCAAGAGTTGCGCACGCTCTTTGTGCAGATCGTGCAGGACGTTCTGCCAAAATGCACCGACACTGTCGCGCACCTTCTTTGCTTCGCTCGTTTGTTTGAGTGAGTCAGCCATCTGCTCTGGGTGTGTGCGAAACCACACGGTGGCCGGGTGAGCGGGCAGTCTAGCAGATTTTTTGGGGAAGGTGGAACAAGCCTAATTTGCCGGTCAGTGGGACCGGCTCAATTGGCTGTACCGCACCTATCTCCCAGCAGTAGGGGCCAGATGCAAAGGGGTCGTCTATCTCTGTGGCCGGGTGAATATCGACTAGATCACTGATCGCCACCACCGCGCCAAAGATTAGCTCTGCGTGCGGCGGCGGCTCAATGCCCAGACTGCGGAGGAACGCGGTGCCGTCTGTCAGCCACTTGCGGCTCTTGCCTGCGTGGATGGCAAGTGGTCCCCGGTAGTGGGTGAGCCACGTGCGATTTTCAAATCTCTTGTGCCCGGTGGCAATGGCCCAGGCCCAAGGCTGGCAGATGGTGAGGCATTTCATGCGAGCAGCAAAAGCAACCCCGCCACCGCGCCGGCAAGCAGGATGATGAGGATGGAGTCTTCGGCAAAGTCGGTCATTAGACTGCTGCTCCTCGCGTGCGGAGCCACCGCTTGATTTTGGTGGTGGTGGTGCCGGGCGGCACGAGAAAACCGGATATATATTTGGCGATTGTGCGGGGGTCGATCCCGCAGTAGGCCGCACAGCCCTTCATGCTGCGGCGTTTTTCCAGCGGCAGCGACGGCGTATTCTCCGCCTCCGCCGTGACCTGCTGTAGCTTGGCGCGGACGAAGGGCCAGTCGTCACCAGGGCTGTTACGCCGCTTGCCTTTAGGCCAATGCCCTTTTGTTTTCTGGTTCATTTACTCTCCAGAAAAGAAGCAACTACTTTCCAGAAAAGAAGCAACGTGAGTCTCTATTTCTTTCCGGCAGTAGTATTCGTCCACGTCGTCGCCGTCGGCTTCGTAGCACGCTTCGATCTCAGCCCGCATGGCTTGGCTAGGCGTGGCGTGCTGTGATTGATTGGAAGTCATCCACTGGGAGCCGTTGTAAGTGATCTCCAAAGTGTCGTCGTGTAGCTTGTAGGTCAGCGTTTGCGGCAGAGTAATCATCGTTGTGTCTCCAAAGAAAAGTGAAAAGCAAACCCGCCGAAGCGGGTGTGATTAGCAGCCGGAGGGCTAAACGTAAACGCCTAGCATTGCCGCGTTTCCGTCGATGCACCCGCCGCCGTGAATCTCCTCGCCCCGCAGCGCGGATGCTAAGCCTGGGCCAGCGCACAGCCCGTGCGCTCCGACGATCTTGCCGTTTTCCCGGATTGCTTCGCCCGGGTAGGCTAAGTCAATCCGGTGAGCGACTACTGGATGTTCGGCAACTAGCGCCGAAACTATCAGGATTATTCCTTGTTGCGGATCGGGTAAACCGAGTGGTTTGCCCATTGTTGACCGCACGATTCCCACCTCGGTATTCTCCATCTGGAGAATACCGAGTGACTCCCTCAGCACTTCCAGCCTTGGGGCTGGTCCGTCCACTGAAAGATGGACAGATCGACCGCCGTTGACGATGCACAGATCGTGTGGTGTCAGATTCAAAAACTTCATCGTTCGTCTCCAAAGTGAAAGTGAGATAAAAACCCGCCGAAGCGGGTGCGTGTGAGGTGGTTAAGCAATCGCGTTAATGTTGGCGGTGGGGGTGGAAGTCCTATCACCGCTATCCCACCGGACCATCGCGTTGCCCGACCCGTCGAGCATTTTAACCAATCCGGTGTCGTAATCTTCCGTTCCCGGTACACCTACACACACCCGAACGCCCGCAAAATCAACTCTGCCGTTAAACTTCGCGGCCTGGGCAATCGCTTTGGCCAGATTGCCGTGCTCAAGATCAAAGAGCCCGTGGGGAAAGTAAACTAAAAACATCGTATCGTCTCCGGTTGGTGGTAGTTGGTTATCCTTCGTTACATTGCTATATTACGGCAACGTCGCGGCTTCGGCAATACCCTTACCGAAATACTTTCGAAAGTAAAAGGAAAACCCGCCGAAGCGGGTGCGGTGTAATTTAGCGCGGCCACGGCCCCAGGACTCCTTCCCTCCAGGGCGCAACCCATTCGTCTTTCCCCCCTAGCATTTCCCGCAATTCAGGCCGCCGGTGCCTGTTGGTGGGAAACAGGTAAAAGGCTGGCAAACTCTTTCCAGAGTCCGTAATGGCGTAAGCTGGCCGAGTGTAGTCCTCTCCACATCGTAGTTCGACGATTTTAACTCTTGTCACTTTTCCGTCCTCAGATACATGATAGCAGGCCACCGGAAAAAATCTTCTGTCTACCCCGTGTTCGCGGTAGAGCCTCAACGCATACACCCCTGGAAGAGTGTAATCGTCGGTTGCGTCTACTTTTGTTGGGTTCCATTCCATTATCGTGTCTCCGGTTGGTGGTAGTAAAGGAAAACCCGCCGTAGCGGGTGCGGTGTGGTGGGGGATTAGTTATCGTACGTTGCCGCTGCTTGACCCTACGGTCGTTGCAATATCTTCCAGCCATTTGCCGAGCGGCACGCTTCCGCTTCGCTCCACAATCTCAATATCGTCAACGCCCGCCTCTTCGCTCCATGTCCAGCGGATAGCGGAGGAGGCGGAGTAGTTTCGTTGTCCGGCCTCTAGCTTCCACCAGCGGCCTTCCACGCCGCACTCCCATTCGCATTCGGCGGCCTCGTCGGTATTGTGGTCGTCTATTTCCCCGCCATGCGTTTCGAGCAGCAGTCGGGCCACCGCCTCGCGGGCGTCCTCGATGTTATCCTGGCACGAGTCCCACCCAGCGGCCCCCAGCTCGTCAGTCAGTTGGTCTAGGGTGGCGGTCGCGATTTCGTTCAAAGTCATCATCGTTCTTCTCCGGTTGGTGTTGTGTTGTGTTGTGTTGCGTGGTAATTAGATGCGTCCGATAATCTCGCCGTCCTCGAGGTCGATTACTTCGATAAAGCAGCGTCCGGATCCCTTGGGGTCTACGCGGATGGCCAACTCGCCATCCTCAAATCCCATTACGGAAACTGCTGCAATCGCTTCTGCCTCGGTGTTGAAGATTTTGTAGTCGCCGTTCATGATGGTGGCTCGCATGGTTGGTCTCCGGTTGGTGGTAGTTGGTTATCCTTCGTTACATTGCTATATTACGGCAACGTCGCGGCTTCGGCAATACCCTTACCGAAATACTTTCGAAAATACTTTCGCCCGTTTCCCATGTTACATTCGGCACAGTTGACGAAGCCGTGACAATGTGGTAAGGTGCCACCCAAAAGGAGCCGAAACTATGTCAGATAAATTCAAGCCCGACATGTACGTCACCACCTATGAGCTGGCACGGGAGGGCCTGTCAGTCGAGCAGATAGCACGCACCCTGGGAGTGGCCGGTAAGACCTTCCGGGCGTGGTGTGCCAAACGCCCCGCCCTCGCCGCCGCCGCCACACGGGGCCGCCGGGCACGCGCACCGGGCGACGAGTTTACCTTCCATGAATACGTCTACGACCACCTGGACCCGGAGCTCCGGCAACTCTGGGACGACATCAATTTCTGCGAGGAAGCCGAGAACGGTGTGGAGCGGGTTGAGGCCCTCCTTGGCCGCCACGGCGTCCGGGCACGCCAGCACCTGTTCCTCTACGCTCTTACGCAATCGATGTTCAACGTGAGCCAGTCGCTCCGGAAGCTTCAGATCCCCCGAAGGACGTTTGAGAGCTGGAAGGCAAACGACCCCGACTTTCTCGCATTGACGGACGAGATCCACTGGCACAAAGGAAATTTCTTCGAGTCCGCTTTCATTGGCAGGGTGGCCGCCGGGGACACCGCCGCCGCCATCCATGCGGTGAAGACCAAGTGCCGCGACCGGGGGTACAACGACAGGATCGAAGTAGAACACACAGGCACGCTCACGCATGCGCACACGCTGGACCTAGACGAACTGGACCTGCCCCTAGCAACACGCCGCGTCGTGCTGGCGGCCCTCCGGCGGCACCGCGAGACCCAGGAGCTGGAACCCGTGGGCGGTATGGCCTCCGGGCCCCCGAGGTTGAATTGATGAAACCGCACCCCGCCACGCCGCCATGTCCATAACCATTCACGCACCCCGCCACGCCGCCACCACGGGAAACGTACGGGCCTCCGAGGCGCGGCTCGTGCGGAGCATCTGCCACGAATCCTTCTACGACTTCGTGCAACAATTCTGGAGCGTCGTGGTCCCGGAACAGCCGTTGTGGAACTGGCACATCTCCTATCTATGCGAGGAGTTCCAGAAGGACGCCGAACGGATGATGCGGGGCGAGACGAAATTGTACGACACCATCTGCAACATCTCACCCGGCTCCACCAAGAGCACGGTGTTGAGCATCATGGCCCCCGCATGGTTGCACGCCCGCCAGCCTTCCATCCGGGTCCTCGCCGCGAGCCACACACAGCAGCTCACGTTTGAGCTGGGCCGCAAGTGCCGCATGGTTGAGGAGCACGAGCTGTACCGGGCGGCCTTCCCGGAGATGCAACCATCCCGTGACCAATGGTCGAAGAGCCTATTCATGAACAAGAGCGGAGGAGGCCGCATGGCCGCCACGGTTGGCGGGATGACACCCACCGGGTTCCACGCGCATGTGCAGCTCGTGGACGACCCCCTCGACCCGCAAAAAGCGAAGAAGGTAAGCGAGCTAGAGATCGGCACGGCGAATAATTTCATGTCCGAGGTGTTGCCGACCAGGAAGGTTGACAAGGAAACTTCGTTCATGTGGTTGATCATGCAACGCCTCCACCAAAATGACCCCACCGGGCACCTCCTCGCCCGTGGCAAGGGCACCAGGTACAGGCACATCAACTTACCCGCTCAGAAGAACATACGGGTACGACCCGCACACCTACGCCGCCTGTACGTCGACGGCCTCATGGACCCCACGAGGCTGAGCAAGAGCATCCTGGATGAAGCTCGAATCGATCTCGGCGTATTTGGATACAGCGGACAATACGATCAGAATCCTGTGCCCCGAGGCGGGGGCATGTTCAAGACTCAGCGGCTCCTTATCGATGACCCACCGCCGCCCCTTTCGAAGGGTTGGGTGTGCCGTTGTCGGTTCTGGGACAAGGCCGGTACGCAATCCGGCGGCTCCTTTACGGTCGGTTTCCTGATGGGGAGGTGGCGTGCCCCCGGTGCCCCGAAGGACGGCTCAGAGGATGAGTGGTGGATCCTCGACGTGGTGCGGGATCAACTGGATAGCGGCGAGCGTGAGAAGCTAATTGTCCAGACGGCCCGCATGGACGGAAAGAAAGTCATTGTGGGACTCGAGCAGGAGCCGGGAAGTGGCGGCAAGGAATCCGCCCAGAACACGGTCCGCCGCCTGGCCGGGTTCCGGACACGGGTCATCCCCGCCACCGGCAGCAAGGAGGACCGTGCCGACGAGTGGAGCAGCATGGTCAACCAAGGCGCATTCCGCATGGCGCGGGGCGTTTGGAATAAGCCACTTACCGACGAGCTACGTTTCTTCCCCTACTCCACCTACAAGGATCAAGTGGATGGCGGCAGTGGGGCTCACGCAGTTTGCTCCGCCCCGCGCCGCCGTGTTGGTGCGGTGTAGGGGGCCAACAATATGACAGCACAACCAAGGAGACCAGACCAATGGAGAAGCCGATACTACTCGAGCCGCTGACCGTGATTTGCGGACGACATGGCGAGCCCTTCCGACCACGGTGGCCCGCCGGGTACGGGGCGTTCAACATCGCCGCTCTGGAGCGGCTTATGTCCGATTCACAATTCGTGGACGCCGTGCATCGCTGCATGGAGAAAAAGAAGTTGGGCGGAACCACCACCGCCATCAACTACCTCCTTCGCATCAAGCCGATATGTTGCCGCCTGCCGCCGGACGACCTCCTGGCGGTGTACCGGGACACCGCCGTCGAGGCACCGGAAACGTGGGACGCCCGAAAATGCGACCTGTGCGGCAAACGGGACATCGGGGGTGAGTACCGGCGAGCGGCCCCCCGGCACGCCGGGGGGCAAATGGCGGGCTCCTGGGGGCATGTGTGCCTGCGGTGTGTCACGCACGGTCAGTCGTGAGTCCAGAGGGCTCCAAGGAAACACGGGTTCGGTGTATGCTGCCACCCACCATC